CTCATAACTACGTCATCCTCTGGTGGAATGACAGTAGGATCTACGTTCCCACCATGATATACTGCTGTATGATTTTTCCACTCAACAGTAGTAAGATAGGTATCTCCACCTCTAGTAGAGTTACCATAAGGCATTTCTTTATTATTTGCTTTAGATAGATTGATGAAGTGTTCACAAAGTTCAGGGGATAAAAAATTATCCTCAATATAAATCAGTTTTTTCACGTAGTCTTAGTATTAACTCCTGTCTTATATTGTGGATCATCATAGTCTGGATCTGGATAGTCTTCCCAAGTATCTCCTTCATACTCTACAACTAGATGATTGACATCCTTACGCTCACCATAAACATGATAGAAACAATCAATAGGAGTCTCAGGTATAGTATTAGATTCTAAAACTATCTTCTCGTTATCAAAACTCTCCACAGTTATCATCTGTGGTACTCCAATATTCTGTATCTGTACAGTAATACTATCAGCATGTACTAGATCCTTCCAATGAGAAGGTAGTTGTATAATATTACTATCCTTCAGTCTTCCTCTATAATATACAGCAACCTCTGGTCCCTCAATACAGGCATACCTTAGTCTGTTACCTTTACCTTTAGATGGGTGAACCATATCAAATGGTTTTGGTCTACCATCTGCCTCTTGGTGTCTTGATTCTAATCTACCAGTTGATAAACAATCGACAGTACCAGTAACATACACATTACCATCAATGTATACATGATCTGGTCCTTGTTCTCCTACTATATTAACATCACCTTCTATATCAACTGCTCTTCCACTGACATTTGGTGACCACTCATCTATATCAGTTCCAACATTCAACGTGCCATTACCACTACCACTGTGACCTCCAAGATAACTAGGACCAGCAACAGCTAGAGTACCTTCATAAGGTCTATCACCATTCAAATTATTCAGTGATCTATCATCTATTTGTGGTTCTTCTAAACCAATGTAGATCTTATGTGCTTGTATGTCGGGTATTCCAGCCATGTTATCCTGAGACTATAGTTTTTAGTGGTGCAACAAGTGCATCTATTGCTGTACCAAATGTTGTTGGTACAAGTTGAGAAATTGGTTCATGTATTCTGACAATATTTCCTACAATAAATGTCCAACCCTCAGAGTGTGTAAGAATACTACACTTAGCATCCAACACAACATTCTCTGACTGCATTATAGCACGATTATTTGCATCTATGTTTATATCATGTGCTGCCTTTAATGTAATATCTCCTTCATCTGCATTCTTTGATTCCATCCTAATATCATTTGCATATACAGAGAATCTACCATCAGCTTCTATTATTATATCTCCTGCAGATCTTATGATAAGTGGTGCTCCAGGACATGTTTGTAATATATTAGAACCTTGCTCTGCTGTTGCATCATCACTAGATCTAATCTCAAACCCACCATCTAAGAAGAAACGTAAGGCAGCACTAGATCCACCATACAGACCAACCTGTCTCTTTCTTAGGACATTCTTATCTCTTTCTCTTCCTATACAGAGTTGACCATCTTCAGCATGGTTTATAATAATAGGTGGTACATTTGCCATTAGAAACCTCTTGGGCAATCAATAACCCTAATAAGTGAAATGTCTGTTGTAATAGGATCCTTATAATCCTTTCTCTTCACAAACTTAGTTACAGGTCTTATTATAGCACCATAACCTGTCTTTGTCTTGATGGATACCTTAGGAATACTTGTGAGTCCAAGATCACAAGTTCCAGTAGAACCAATAATTCTACCTTTCTCATCAACATCTAAACTCAACTCTCCTCCATTCTCAGTTACAACCTTATCACCATCAGCGTACTTCATTCCTGTAGTAACAACTTGTATACCTGTTACCTCTCCTAAAACATCTTCACCTTCGTCAGATGAAGTAATTCCTGTGTCATCATTTTGAACATTGGTTCTATCATTTATACCATCACCTTGTAATTCTGGATCATCTACTACACCAGTAACAGGATCAACTCCACCAGTTTGACCACCTCCAGTTCCACCAGTTCCAGTTCCACCAGTTCCAGTTCCACCAGTTCCAGTAATAGTACCAGGAGTTACAACAGTACCATCAGCAGCAACAGTTGTACCATCACCAGTAGTTCCAACAACAGGTATGTCTGGGAAAGGTCCGAGATATCCACCACCAGGATTTGTAACTATAACGTTAGTGATCTGACCATAAGTCGGTGACTCAGGATTCAAATCTACATCTGCTGTACCAGTAGCACCTTTACCATTACCACAATTATCTACAAAACTAACAAATGGTTTTTTAGTATATCCTATACCAAGATCATCCATACTAACACCAACCACTTCACCAATAGAGTTTATAACTGCTTTACCTGCAGCACCAACTCCACCACCACCAAACAATTCTAGTTTAGGAGGACCACATTCTTTCTGGAATGGGTTACATCCACCTACAAGTGATGACATTTTATTCAATGCTATAGACTCTGCTGCAAACTCTGCTGCTGATGGAATAGCCGTAATATTACGACCTAAACCAGTAACCTTTTGTAATCCTGTTTCTATATCAAGACCTATTACATCACTTAGTGCTCCTGCAGGATTATCAATAGCACTCTTTACTTTAGATATACCAGGGAACATACCTTCAAGAGTACCACCTATAATACCACCACCTAGAGCATCACCTAAAGCATCTAATCCAGTCATACCACTCAAATTCTTAGCAAGTCCTAATGCTCTACCAATATTAAGTTTCTTCTTAGGATCAGCACCAACATTAGTCTTCCAATCAATTGGTTCAGGTTCACACTCATTACCTTCACACTCTAAGAACTTCAAACCTGTTTGAGCAATCTTGAGTGCCTTATCCATAAAATCACCGAAAGGTGGTAAAGATATACCACCTAAACTATTGATAGCATTGATTGCTGGACCAATTAGTCCTTGAACTTGGTCAGTAATATCAGAGATCAAACCACTAATAAATTGTTCTGCTGCACAAAGTGGCATCTGAAGTAGATTACCAACCATACCCTTCAAAAAATCACTAACAAAATTCTTCAACCCATTGATAATATTCTCCATCAAACAATAGATTGTATCCTGTTGTTTCTTTACCTCTAAATTTTTAATAAGATGAGCAGGGTCTAAGAAAGTCACATTCTCATTTACTTGTTTATTGACCTCCTTGAACATCTCCTTTCTAGCTTGCCTAATAGTTGCAGAAAATCCACCTGCAATTTTATTAGACGTTCTTTCAATCAACAGATCCATATTGACAATTCTGTTTATAATAGGGTCAATGTGTCCATCTTTATACTTCTCATATCCACTTACCTCATCAGTAAATGCCTGTAGAATTTTTGCTACATCACCCAACGCTCCCTTTGGATCAGCACATTTCTGTGCTTTCCTTACCTCGGTTGGTTTATTATCATAATGTTTGTTTATATTATCAATGAAGACATCATTCTCTTCAGGTGGTATCGGATCTTCTTCCTCTTCAGGTGTAATATCATTACCAGATTTCTCACTATTACCACCTTTATTACTTTCTGCCTTTGCTAGTGCTACTGTCTCTGCATTGGCTTCACCAACTTTAAGTTCATGAGTTGGTTTATCTAATATTTCTACAGATGAACTACTACCACCTCTAACTCTTTTCCTATACTGACTAAAAGTTTCACCTGGTTTCCTAAGACCTGCTTCACCCACAGCCGTTTCAGGTTGTTCTATAATCTGAGTGTTACTATCAGGTAGTCCACCTACATCATTTTGTTTCTTACCATAAGTAGGAGTTATATGTTTTCCAGTTTCTATACTTGTATCGGCAGTAAATGGAGCAAATCCTGAACTTCCAGACTCCATGACCTGTTCCCAAGTCCTATATGGAGTTATATTACTATTAGCATAAAAAGATCCTACAACGACTGGTTGTTGTCCCTCTTCACCATCCAAGAAAAAACCAAATACAGTTTCACCACCTTGCACTGCAAAACTAGTTCCACTATAATTATGTCCAGCACCCATACTGGGTGGTACTAAGAAATGAGCCCAAGGTAAGTCTTTATCGTCTATACCACCCTGCTTTTTATTATCACTAGGATGATGACCAAGAATCCTTACCTTTGCTCTGAATCCATTATTAGTATTCTGATTATGTTTATCCCTCCAGGCTTTATCAGCAGTTACCTGTCCAATGAACCAATGGAAACCGTCTTTACCTGCAAAATTTATATTTGATCGGGATTGCTCAAGCATTAGTCATCATACACTCTACATTCTAATGAGTCAGGATGGTTATCACAATACACTTCTAAGTGCTGATCCTCATGGCGTGTATGCCAATCATTAATCTTAGCGTCATTCTTATCCACTTCCGATTCATCATGAGCATGGAAAGCATCATTGTGCATTTCTAAATCTGCCTCAGTATATTCAATCATGCCATGGTTGACATGTTCCTTATGATCCTTTGGATCTAAGTAAACCTCATGTTCTAAGTCGTGTTTGATTGTACTCATTAGTCTTCATCTCCGTATAGACCGTAAGAATCCCTCATTAATTTGAGAGATGTTGTGTTTTGATTGGGAACAAAACTGTGTCGTAACTCTCTGATTAGATAATTACCACTCATCTCTGGGTCAGCAAAATTAGCTTCGCCACCCTCAATTGCTTTAAATTCACAGTAAATTACATCACCAACTTTCAAATTTACATTCAGTGGGACTAAAATATTTAGTGCCTGTGTGAATAATAAATTATATCTGGCAAAAGATTTTGCCATATCAGCATCATCACTTCCAGAGTCTTGTGTTCCTGCACTCTTTTCAAGTGTACCATGATCTGATATTTTAAACAATACCCTAGAAGGACTGTCAG